GCCGGAGCATCATATTGCCGACAAAACTGCTGATTTCTCCGGGCTGGTCAATGACGGTGATTTTCTGTTCTTTGGATAACGGCACAATAATTCCTCCTTTCAGTTTTTCGGTGTGTTCTGCTGTACGGTCAGCAGAAACATGTTTAACGTTGTCCGGAGCATCAGCAAAAAAGCCGCTTTACGCTCCGGTGTGAGCTGGTCATACAGCTTCTGAAATTTTTCCTGTTCTGTCATAAATTTCACCCCCTTCGGAATCAGTTTCGGATATTCATGCAATCGCTGTGACTGGTTTATACTGTTGTCTGTCAGTGCGTTATGGTTTCGGTGCGGCTGTCCGGTCTGCTTCATGCTGAAGTGAAAGACTAATTTAATTTCGAATTATCTTCAATCAGTTGGTTCACTTTTTGCAGAATCTCTCTTGCCTGATAAACTGCCAGACCTTCGCTCTTGAGGTAATTGTAAACCTTGAGAGCGATTGCTTGTTTGTGATGCTCTTTAGCCATCGCTTCTGCAACTTTTCCGTCCGGGTCATTCAGATAAATTTTTTCGTCCATCTTATCACCTCCTTGCTTTTATTTAAAAAGTACATTTTGTACTGTTTATGTTAATATTATACACCCATTTTGTACTTTTGTCAAGGTTTTTTTCAGAAAAATATGTACAAATCGGACTTCTATTATTTGTAAGATTTGTACAAAATGTACTTTTTCAAGAATATCAGCTTGACAAAAGTACATTTTGGACTTATAATAATATTATGGAAGGGGGTGAAAATATGGTTGGAAACAAATTGAAAGAACTCCGAACTCAAAAAGAATATACAATCACTCAACTTTGTAAAGAACTTGAAATGAACCCTAACACTTATGCAAAATATGAAAGAAATGAAAGAGATGTTAGTACAGACACCCTTTCACAACTCGCCGATTTCTACGGCGTAACAACAGACTACCTGCTCGGCAGAGAGCCAGCCCAGCCAGAACCGAACCCGTTCGCTGACTTAGGTCTTGACAAGGAAAGCGAACAGGAAATGCTTGCACAGTATATGAGCTTTCCGCCGGAAACAAGAGCGATTCTCATGGATGCCCTTGTTCAGCTTGCAAGCGTTGTCAAACCGAATGAACCGGAAACAATCCGCCAAAGCACAATGATTGACTGCGGTACTGTCGGCGAAGAACTCGAACGCCGTGCCAGACAAAAAGATACCGCATAAGAATGTATCGGCACAAGTAAAAAAAATCCGCCCAGTGCAGGAACACCGGACGGATTAGGGAGTTATGATATAATCACAACCTTAGACAGGTTCATTATATCATATTCTCCCTGAAAAATCAAGTATCAAGGAGGAATTTATTTTGAAAAAAGCAGTATTCTACGGACGGTACAGCTCTGTGAATCAGACTGAGCAGAGCATTGAAGGTCAGCTCCACGTCTGCGAAAAGTATGCCGAACAGAACGGGCTTGAAATCATAGCACAGTATGTCGACAGGGCACAGAGCGGAAAGACGGCAAACCGGAAAGAATTTCAGCGTATGATTACCGACAGCGAAAAAGGCATGTTCGAAGCCGTGCTTGTCTACAAACTTGACCGCTTTGCAAGAAACCGTTTCGACAGTGCCATGTATAAAAGGCAGCTCCGTGAAAACGGCGTAAAAGTCATTTCTGCCACGGAAAACATCAGCGACACTCCGGAAGGCATCATGATGGAAGCCGTTCTGGAAGGCATGGACGAATACTACAGTGCAGAACTTGCAAGAAAACTGCACAGGGGCATGGCGGAATCATTCAGAAAAGGATACTTTATCAATCGTGCCGCACCGTTCGGCTATCGTGTGGAGAACCACAGACTTGTGATAGACGAACAGAAAGCACCGCTTGCCGCTGAGATGTTCCGGCGGTACGCTTCCGGAGAACGTTTCACGGATTTGATTCAATGGCTTGACGGCATGGGTATCCCGAACGGCAACGGCAGGAGCTGGCAGAACTGGAATCTGTCTGTCATTTTGAAAAACCGTGCCTACATTGGAGAATATACCCGTTCTGACATGGAAGGCTTTGCACCTTGTCCGGCAATCACAGACAAGGAAACATTCAATAAAGTACAGAATCGGCTTGCTGAATTCGCACACCGTGCGAGAGAAAATAAAACTAAAAATCATTTTGATTATTTTCTGAGCGGATTTCTGATTTGTGGCGAGTGCGGAAAACATATCGGCGGAAGCAGTGTTGCACAGAAATTTCATTACTATCGCTGTTCCGGATGCAGAAAGAAAAACTACAATGCTGAAAAATTACATGAACGTGTTCTAACAACTCTTGCTGAGTATCTGGATTCTGATAAACTTGACCAGCTTGCACAAGCCGCCTACGAAGCCTATCAGCAGGAACAGGAAACAAGCGAAGTGCCTGCACTGGAACATGAATTACAGGATGTTGAAAAACAGCTCCGGAATGCAGTGAATGCAATTCTGAAGGGCGTTGACACACCGTTCCTGAAAGAAACAATGGACGAACTGGAAAAAAGAAGAGCAGCATTGAAATCAGCCATTCTTGATGCACCGACACCGCTTCCGGAATTTACAGTGAATCAGTTCCGGTATATCCTTGAAAAGAAACTCTCAAACTCTGCAAGAGAAATGCTTTCCACCTTTGTGAACAGAATTATTCTCACAGAAGATGAACTGGTTATCTGTATCAATCTGACTGATGAAAACAACACACCGCCACTCGAACAGTATTTGTGTAAAGTAGGGGATATGTCAGGAAGTCCATGCTTACACAAAGTCATTTATATGTCAGGCTGGTTATTTGTTGCCGCCTGAAAATTGAAAACCAATAAAAAAATTCGGTAGAAATCAAAGTTCTGCCGGATTTTTCATTGATATTCCGATAAAAACAACAGGGCTATTACCCTGTTTGAATTCGCATTGTTCAGTATTTGCCCTGACCCCGGTCACTTCCGAAAACAGTGACAGCGATTTTCAATCCCCCCGCATATTTTTATTCAATAATCTTCCAGTCCTCTGCGAGCATGTCTGCTTGTGATGCCAGCCAGCCGAGCTGAATGCCGGAAGTGCCAACAAAAGCAACAGCCTTATTTCCAATATCTTCATGTTCTGCATTGATGATTTCGCCATCAGTAGTTTTGTAGCTGATACAAGTTGCAAGCTGAATATACTGATTTTTGCCGTTCCAGCCGGTTCTGGCGACTTTTTCACCATGTTTGAGGGCTTCGAGAGCGTGACCAAAATCCATAAAATCAATCCTTTCTTAATTTCAAAAAAATGCAGATATAAAAAATATTATCAATCATATTGCCGAGAGTGGCAAGCCATACCATGTGAACAAAATCCAGATGCAGGAACAAAGCCGCTGCCGAGCCGATAATAGTTGCGGCAGCGGAAACAGCATTGTTATTATTATCGAACCGTTCCCGCTGCTGTTCGGTCGGATAGCGCATCGCCCGAAGCCGGACACCGCCGCAGATGATGTTTCTGGTAATCAGGCAGAACAGAAGCGTGTCCAGAATATAATACATCAGAATATTCTCCGGATGAAACGTCACATACAGCGATGTGCAGAATCCGGCAAGACATTCCAGAACGCACAGAACTGCATAGAACGGAAACAGCTTGTCCGAGAATCTGTTCCACAGTGCCGAAAACAGAATCACGCTGAGGCAGTTCACAATCTGATTGACAGCGACGGTCCCGCCGGAAATGCCGGACATGATTTCCTTGTAAATATACGGATAAGTCGCCGAATAGAAACAGTCGGCGAAGAAAGTCGCCATCAGCATGGCATCCGGTTTTTTCATTGTAAAAATCCTCTCGTGATTCTCTTGTGAATTACTGTTCTGTGAGCGTTCCGGAGAAGGTCTTTCCGTCCTTGACGGCAGTCACCTGAATGGTTTCTTTTTCCACAGTTTCAACAGGCTTTTCAACAGTTCTGCTATTTTTGTCCAGTAATTCGTTGACAACTTTCTGGATGGCTGCGTAATCATATCCGGCGGCAGTCAGACGCGCTTTTCTGTCCGCGCCTGTTCCCCACTTGTTTTCGAGGACTTCTTCTGCCAGTTCCTGAACTGTCTTTTCAGAATCAGAAACAACTGTTTTCGGGAATCCGTTCAGCCCGGCGGACTTGATGATTTCCGGGAAGTCTTCTTTATAGCAGTAATTCATGTCGCATTTGCGGTTAATGCCCGGCACAGTTCCGGAAGATGAATACTGCCACATATCGAACGGGTACTTGTAGGAAGTCTCTGAAACGCCGTAATGCGCCACCCAGACGGTATAGCGTTTCAGAATTTCTTCCGTGAAGTAGTTTTCCAGATGGGACTTACTGGCATAAAGTCCGGCGTAATATCCGGCATTTTCGAGAATGTCAAGAAACGCCTTCGCCATTTCGGAACACTTCGCTTTTCCGAGCGCGAACTGTGATTTTTCCTCGAAATCCAGATAAACAGGATATTCAAACTGCTTGCCGGAAATCGTCTGTAAGAAAACTTTCGCTTCGGTTTGGATTTCGGAAACGGATTTCGCGTAGCTGTACCAGTAACAGCCGACCGGAATTCCTGCTTTCTTTGCGCCTGCGTAGTGGCTTTCAAACATTTTGTCTTTCTGTGATGCCAGTTTGCCGTATCCTGCACGGATGATGACGAAATCCGCCAGTCCGGAAGATTTTACGGCATTCCAGTCAACTTTTGTTTCACAGTAAGAAATATCGATACCTTTCAGCATGTCAGATTCTCCCTTCTTTCAGTTCGTCAGTATAGTGTGTCTGTTCTCCCCATGCGATAGCTTTTCCGGCTTCTTCCGGGTCGATATTGAATGCTTCTGCAATCTCGTTCACGGTCATCTTGTGGACGTAAAAAGCCTTGCAGATTTCTTTTCTCTGTTCGTCAGTCATAAAATCACTCCTTTTCATTGCGGTCATCCGAAAATTCAGATGACAGTTTCTGTAAACGTTTCGACAATACTTTTGCAAGAGGAGATTCCGGATTTGCGGCAGCGAAATTTTCAAAAATGGAAATCAGCTCCATGAATACCAGAATCATGAAAACGACAGCTGCGGGAACTGCTCCGGCTAAAGAAGCAAGTTCTTCACAGTGGTAATACCGTCCTAAAAACTGCATGCCGGTTTCAAAGCCGATTGACGTTGCCATAATGCACCAGTTCAGCATCTTGCTGTACAGCCCCTTCTTCATGACTGTGCTGTTGTAACCCTCTGCAATGTGGGCTTTCAGTATTCCTGTGACAATGTCCGAAACCGACATGCCGACAACTATAATAAACATGATAATATACTGCATTCAGGTCACCTCTGTGAAATTTCCGCCGTGGGGAAGAAATGCGATTTTCAGCACTCTGTCATAGAGCATCAGGGCATTGTCAGACAGCCGCCTTACCGGAATGAAATCACGGACAAGCACATTGCCTTCATAAATCTGACAGCTGTAGAATACTGACCATGTGCGCCGCAGGGGAACATCACTGGATTTACTGTTACAGTGGAACAGATACATGGAATTGACACCGTCTGCGATTGCTGTTCCGGAAAGCGTCATGGTTCTGCTTTCTCCGCCGGGGTACTGCATTGTAATGCTGTTATATTGGGCAGTAATGACTGACCTTGTCTGAAAGTTCATGCCGGACAGAACGAGTTCGTCACCTTGCCCCCTTCTGAGAACTCCGGATTTGTCGGTTCTTCCTCCGGAAAAGTTCCACAGTACCCATGTGTCCGACTGATAGGCATTATCGAGCAGGGAACCGAATAATGTTGAGTTATAAGCGAAAGAATCTCCGGCGGTATGCGGAATACTGTCGAGGACAATCCTGGTATCCGCTGTATGAACGACTCCGGTATTGATATACAGGTTTCCGGCAGTCTGCAGAGCACTGACAGGCTGATAATCATCCTCAGACATGGGAGACAGGAAGCCGTTTCCGTTTTCATCCGGATAAAACTGCTCCGTCAGGGTATCGAGCATACCGGAAACGCCGTCAGATTTTCTCTTTGCCGGAACGAAATCCATCACAAGGCTGTTATTTTCATAAATCCTGAACGAATACAGGCAGAATTCGCCGAAACAATAGACGCTGCCGTTATTGTTCCTGCATCCGACCCACAGCGGATGATACGAAGTATACACAGTTCCGGACGGAAGCGTCAGCCGGCTGATCAGCTGATTGTTTTCGTCGTACCATGAAACCGCCTGTCTGTCCATGACAATCCGGATTTTTCTGAAATACGGCAGGGAAACCGCATTTGTGGTTCTGTTTCCGCCGAACGAAACGTCCATGGAATGATTTCCGTACTGATTATACCGGATATAGAAATTATCACATCCGAACAGCTCCTGAATCAGATTATCATAATTGTCCATCAGAAGCACTTCGCATTCTATTCTGGTATTTTCTCCCGGAAAATAGCCGGTATTAAAATACTGCTGATTCGTTGTCTGAATGAAATCCAGAAGCTGAAATCTGCTGCGCTCCCAGACAAGCTCACTGCCGAGATAAACTTTCTGCACTTCCGTGCTGCCGAGCATGATATTTTCAGCCTGATTCAGTATCATGAAACCAGTCCTTTCTGCTTTTTGATGCTTTTATTCTACCGCGTTCCGGGCTGTCATACAATGACAAGTCAGTTACTGATGATATACAGTGTATGTTCATCCGGCGTTGCGAGTGCGTCATATTCCGCCTGCGTCAGAACAACAATATCCGTTACACCATGCCCGCGGACAGCATTATCCGGAAATGACATATGAAAATTCATACTATCAGGGACAGAGAAAGAATAATCCATAAATATCACCCTCCCTGTGCAATTGGATTGACTTTGAAAGTGCCTGTGATTTTCCGATAGAACAGACCACGGGTGTCTGTCATCCGGAAATGAATCTGATAGATGCCGCTGAGTGCGGCAGTGTCCGCACTAGTGAGCTGGACATAAAAAGCACCGTCTTCCTGTGTACAGGATTTCTGAATGACGATACCACCGTCCTTTTCGAGAATCAAGCACATGGAATAGCCAGAGAGGTCGGAAATATTTTCCAGTGTGATGCAGAAGGGAGAAAGCGTATCTCCCTGTAAGCATTCCATATCGGGAATTTTCTGATAAAACTGAATTGTCTGCATGGAAATCCTCCTTAGCCTGAAATTTTCTTTTCGAGTGCATAGCAGCGGTTTCTTGCTTCTTTGATAGCTTTGTCAGCTTTGGACATACGCAGGGCATCGGTCATGGTTCTGGAATCCTCGCCGGAGCAGGAGAGCGTACAGCCGCCGCGGAACGTCCATGTGACGGAAGTGATGATGCTGTCCAGAAAATTATCCCCCCCGGGGGGTAAAATTCTGACTGTCTGACCCGGCTGAAAGCGTTCTGTCTTGTGGACTTTACAGCGGAACGGTCGCGGATGCAGACCGGAAACCCAGAGACCTTTTGCAAGCGTCCAGAGGTTTTTAAGCCCGTCATCGGAGCGGTAAGGGTCAACATGCTGCTGTGTGAATCCGTCCACAAACGGATTTGAGCTGACAGCGTTCCGGTATGTTGCATAGCGCAGATAATCCGGAAAGTCGGTATAAATCTGCATATTTGCCGCGCCGTCCCAGACATCGGACTGCACGGAAGAAGAAAGCAGAGCAAGCTGAAAATCGGCGATTTCAAGGGAATCTGCTTCGGTGCAGTCCGGTGTGATTGTGGCAGTGCCGAAATCCGGCTGACCGAACTGACCGAGGGTTAATTTTCCGTCCGTACCGGCGTAGATGAAACCGCAGGCAATGGAAGCGAGTGCGCGGAACAAATCACGGGGACAGTCGGAACTGCCTGCACCGTTTTCGATATAAATAAAATAAGACGGTTCACGGCATTCCCTGCCGTCCTGACCGTCGAGTTCGACTTCTTCGCCGTTGATTTTTGTCCAGATATATTGATTACGGAAATGTCCGTTCTGGTCGGAATCGTAATGCTTCCAGCTGAGAATGCCGGAAGTTCCGGTCATGCGTGAAACGATGGAATCAGTAAAGCTTGTCAGGACAGCGCACCAGTCCTGAAGATAATAAAGAGAAGCCTGTGCCGCAAAATAATCCGCGACACTGTCAAAAATCCGGTTTTGTGCATCGGTATAATTCATAGAAGAAGAATCGAGCCAGCCGACAGCGTCCATTCCGGTGATGCTGTAGATATCGCCGGATAGTTTTTTCGCATCTGTAACCCAGAAAATACCGCGCGGCTGAAAATTGGCTTCATTCTGAAATTTCGAGTTCAGGATAATTTTCGCGCCCCGGAGACTGAAAGAATTTGTGCCGGGAATCTGACAGGTCATGGAAAGCGAAGCGGCATACACGCCGCCGATTTCAAATTTCCCGTCAGGACAGCACTGTTTTTTCACGGAAACGCTGATAACGGTACTGTCAGAGAGTGGCACAGCCGTGCCGTTCCGGAACGTCACCGAGCCGGAAATATGTTCTTCGATAATCACGAAATCACCTCCGGATTTTTCCAGACGGTGAATTTCAGAACAAATTGTTTATGATGCTGTTCAGTCCAGATACGGAAAGTAAAATCATTTCTTCCATCGGAGAGCGCGGCGGTGTTGAAATTTTCAAAGTCAGGATTCTCCCACAGAGAAAACGTATTTGTCCCCTTTTCGAGTTTTGCTGAAACGCCTAGCGCAAGAATTTCTGCTTCCATAGCGAAAGAAAACGGCATGGACGATTCACTGGTAAAGAGGACGGCAGACCGGCAGAACGCGCCTTTCCGGTAGCGGTAAGCGGAGAAACTTTCCGCCGCGCCGAGAATGGAAAAACCATTTGTCCGGATGAACGGCATAGAATTCAGCAGGTATTGTCCGGAAGAATTGAGCCGAAGCTTCATGGGAATTTGCACAGTGTACAAATCGGCAGCGGCTTCGATTTCCTTCACCTGAATATTATAGTTTTCTGGCAGATATCCTGTAAAAGCATCGAAAATGCTTCTGCTCAGATAATTTTTATCTGTAGAAGTTGCAGAAGCCGTCGAGCCGACGCGCATTCCTGCGAAATACAGCTCACCGAGCCGGACAGCGGCGGAAATTGCGCTGACCTGACTGCCGGAGCATTCGAGGTAAAGTGTAAATTCAGCGGAATCTTTTTCAGAGGGGTACAGGCAGATTGAGCCGTCCGCCATGGTGAATGTTTTGGCATTGGATTTCCGCGAAACATCTGTTTTTTCGATTTGAATACAGTCCTGTGCAACGAGTGCAAATCCGGAATCCGCATCCGCGCGGTAAATATCGACGTATCTCAGATGAACCATCCTCCGTTCTGCGTATTGGTGTCTATAATCACTTTCTTGACAGCAGAATCAATCGGCTGTCCGTCCAGAGAAATTTCATTGTGAAGTGTCAGCTCAATGGGCTGCTGTTCAGAACTCTGTGTATTTTGGTTGACAGTGTGATAGGAATACTGCTGATTGATGATTTCGGCAGTCTGATTTGTGCCTGTGAGGAAATCCGGCAGCCTTGCGCTCTGCATCCGGAACGCCTGAACCACTTCCGGAGAGAGTTTCGGAAGATTCCAGTCCGGAAGACGGAATTCCGGTGCAGAAACTTCCGGTTCTGGAAGGAAAACAGACGGCATCTGCGGAAAATCAGGAGGGGGCGGGGGTGTTTTTTCGGGATTCGGAAAATCAGGAAAATCATCAGTCTGAATCGTAATTTCCGGAACGTCCGGCGGAAGAATTTCGAGGTCAGAAAAAACAGACGGGTCAATTTCCTGCAAAGAAATTTCCATTTCCGGAATATCCGGCATATCAAAGATGATTTCCGGGTTCTCAAATTCCGGAAGTTCCGGCATAGTAAAGAGCTCCGGTTCTTCCAGATTCACACCGACAGAAACGGAATTTTCAAAAGCAGATTTGAGACTGTCAGTCAGCTTCTCGGCTTCATTGGTGACAAGAGGAATATTCGAGCGGATACCCTCGGCGAAACTGAGCATCATATCGGGCATCCAGGTGTTATCGTCTTTCAGCAGACCTTTGTCGGGATGCGTGTGATGGAGCAGGTCATAAATGACACCGCCGACATCTTCCCAGGTGCTTTCCCAGTCATTCCATTTTTCGGTGACACCGCTGATGAAGTTATCAATCAGGTCTCTGCCCCATTGTTTTGCGCCCTCGATGAAATCATAGATATTTTCGCCGAATTTTTCGAGCGTTTCTTCTCCGGTTTTCCAGGAATCCCAGAAATCTTCCCATTTTTCTTTGATATCCTTCCAGCCGGTCACCCAGGCATCTTTAAAGCTGCTGAATGTTTCTTTTATCATCTGCCAGCCGATTTGCCATTCTTCGGAGGTATTCATGACATGAATCAGGGCAGCAGTCACTCCGGCAAGGACGGCGAGCAGTGCGCCGAGCGGATTGGCGGCGATGACTGCCCACATACCTGCAGCAGAACCGGACACTCCGGCAATTGCAGCCTGGATTCCTGCGATTGCTGCGGGAATCATTTCCATCAGTTTGAGAATACCGGCAAACGAACCGGCAGCGGTGGCAATTCCCAGAACGGCAGCAGTGAACGCATCCGCACCGGAACTGCCTTCTGCAAGCCATGCGCCGAAATTCATGATTCCGGAAATCAGTCTGCTGAGTGCATCTGCCGCCACAGCAACTGCCCCGGCAGTGACTTCAATCACAGTTCCCAGACCTTTTCCGGCATCTTCTCCGGCTTGTCCGGAAGTGAAATATTCTTTAACTTTGTCAATCAGCGGCTGAAATTCTTCTTTCAGTTTTCCGAGAGATTCTTTCAGATTATCAAACGAAGTTTTCAGACGGTCGGAAGCTTCGGAGAATGTTTCAGAAACCAGTTCAAAATTTGCTTTGACATCATCCGGAACATCTTCAAAAGCAAGTTCCAGATTCAGCTTAACCGTTTCAAGGTCGAAATCTGCAAATGCAGCAGAAATTTTTTCTTTGACAGCATCCCATTTGTCGCCGATGCCCAGAGCGTCGGCGATTGCCGAAATGACAGAATCTGCCACAGAGCCGAATGCCATCGGCGCATTTTTAAGCGCATCTGTAAGATGCTGCATGATTTCCGGAGCCTTGTCTTTCAGGGTATCTTTCGCATTTTTCAGGCTTTCGCCGAGCTGTTCCAGAATCTTTTTTCCGGAATCTTCTATCAGACCGGCGTTTTTCGTGATGCCCTCACCGAGATGAGCAATAATTTCGGGAGTTTTTGCAATCAGCACGGGAACGGACTGGATTAGCCCGTCAGCCAGAGCAAGCAGAATGGAAACAGCAGCGTCCACAAATCCGGAAAGAGTTCCGGGTTCGGTCAGCATTCTGACAGTGAAGTCAATCAGCTTCAGAACCGATTCCGTCAGCAGAGGGATATTTTCCGAAACAGACTTTGTGACAGATTTCAGGATTTCTTTTCCGAGACGGCGGAAACGCGGTGCTTTCTTCTGCATATCGTCCGCGAGCCGTGAAAGAATTTCTTCTCCTGCGCGGATGAGTTCCGGAAGATTATCGGCGATGCCGGAAACCAGATTGTCCAGAATCGTCAGACCAGCGACAGCCATATTCGGAAGATTATCAGCGATTCCGGAAGCGATATCCTTCACGCCGCTGACAGCGGATTTCATAAGTTCCGGCAGTGCAGAAGCGAAACTTCGGGCAAGTGCAGAAATCAGCCGGATTCCTGCCGTGCTGAATGCCGGAATGATTCGTGCCGTACCGCTGACGGCAGTCATCAGGGCTTTGGAGAGATTGCCGGAAATGCTGCCGAGGTTCTGCATCAGACCGTCAGTGAGCGAATTGACAACAGAAATGCCGAGTTCTGCCATATCCGGCAGATAGTCCGTCACTCTGGCGAGAGCCTGACCGAGAACTGTGCCAAGTTCCGCCGCGAGACCGTCAAATCCGCCGTCCTTGAAGGCATTTGTCAGCTGAGAGACATATTCGCCGCCGAGCTGAACAATTTCACGAAGCGGCGCATTCAGGGAATCATAGACAGCAATGCCGAGTGCTTCTGCCTTCGACTGGAATGATTTGATATCGCCCTCAAGCGTATCATTCATAGTTTCCGCCATCTGCGCCATTGCGCCGTCACACTGCATAAGTTCAGCAGTCAGACTGTCGAATTCTTCACCGCATCCGGCAAGCAGGGCATTGACGGCTTTCAGGTCAACTTTATTGAAGATTTCATTCAGAATGCGGTCTTTTTCCGTACCGCCCAGACCGGCAAGAGAAGCATTCAGGTCTTTGAAAACCTCATTGAGCGGACGGAGATTTCCGTCAGCGTCTTCGGCTTGCAGACCGAGTTTTGCCATCTGTTCCGCTGCCTGTGCGGTCGGTGCGGAGAGAGACAGAATCATATTTCGCAGAGCAGTGCCGCCCTCACTGCCCTTGATACCGCGGTTTGCGAGTACGCCGAGTTCAGCATTCAGTTCTGTCGTACCGTTTGCGAGTGATTTCGCAGTACCGCCGACAGTCAGAATAGCTTCGCCGAGCTGAGAAACAGAAGCATTTGCCTTGCTTGCAGTTTTGGCGAGCTGGTCGCCGAAATGCGTCAGGTTCTCTTTTGTCGCTTCGATGCCGAGTGCAGCCATTGCATCTGTAGCGAGGTCAGAGGCATAGGCTAAATCCATGCCGCCTGCTGATGCCAGATTCAGCACAGCCGGAAGCGCATCAGCGGCTTGTGATGCAGAATATCCGGCAAGAGCCAGATAATTCAGCGCGTCAGCGGCTTCGGAAGCGGAAAAAGTAGTCGCTTCTCCGGCGGCAGCGGCGGCTTGTTTCAGAAGGTCATAGCTGTTCACTCCGTCCTGAATGGTATCTTTCGTGATGCCCATTGTGGCGATAACCTGTGACATACTGGATTCAAAGCCCTGACCTGCCTGAACAGCCTGCTGACCGAGAGACCACATTTCCGACGCGGCAGACTTTGCGAGTTCCGAGACGGCGGACAATGCTTTTTCCGCCATACTGCCGAGACCGGAAAGCCCGGAATCAAAGCCGGTCTGGTCTATGGAAGTATCAAATTTTAAAGTGCCGTCAAACGCCACATAAATTCCCCCTTAACAGTTGAATTCACGCGGCGCACAGGCTCATTGCATGATTTTTCCGTTTTTCAGTCTGATTTCGAATTCGGACTTGCAGCCTCTTGTACATTTGATGAAAACACCTGTACAGTTCGCTGTGTTATCATAAAGAATGGTTTTCGCTCTGCAGTACGGGCAGAGCAGCCATTTCCGTTCCAGAGGCGGCTTCACAATTTCTTTCACTGCATCATCTCCCCGAATACTGCACCGATATCTTCGTCATCCATTTCGTAGGGCAGAGCAATGGCGCGTTTAATTTTCCGGATTCTGGCTTTTTCGTCCTCGTTCCGGATTTTTGTCAGGTCTGCCGCGCGGTAGGCGATACGCTCCTGACAGCGGCTTTCCTTCGGCAGAGCGGAAAACAAAGTCAGGAATTCCCACCAGTGCAGAGATTCCGCCGTTCTCAAATCCATCTGATAAAACCGCCGGAAATCGCCCAGAACACAGGCGGCATCAATGCACCAGTGAAAGACCGGCGGTCTGATTTCCGGCTGAATGATTCCGGAATCATCGTCGCTGTCTTGTTCGGGATGATAGTTCAGCGCATCCGCGTGATAGAACGCGAGCAGTTCCAGAATCATTTTTTCGGTTGGTACAGGCATAGGACGCTGTTTCAGAAGCATGAGCAGAGCCATTGTTTTTTCTGTTTCCGGGACAGATTTGTCGGCATTCAGGTCAGAAAAACGCAGCCATTTCCGGAAATCCGTACAGATTTCATATAATTTCCCGTCAATCCGGATACTTTCCGGGAACGGCTCATAGAGAACATTTATCATTTTCTGCGCCGTTTCTGCTGTTTCCGTCTCTGCTGACGGTTTGCCGGAGCAAATTCCAGAAGTTTTTCGGCGCGTATTTTTGCGGATTCTGTCTGCTGTTTCCGGACAAAGTCCAGAAAATCAAAATAGATATGCTCATACTCTCCGGAATTCAGAGGAACATCCCGGAAAATCTGCTGTGCGGCATCTTCGCCGAACAGATTCGCGAACACATGAAGATATAAATCACAGTAAGCACGGATTCTTTCCGTCGCTTTCCCGGTTCTGGAAATTTTCTGTTCTTCCTCTTTCATCTTCTGAAAAGCGGCTTCATAGCGTTCCATTGTTTCCAAATCCTCTAAGTCCAGAGGAAGGGAAAGACCGCTGATTTCCCAGTGTTTCAGGCTCATAGGCGCACCTCCGTGTTATCAGGTATTTTCTGTAAACGTGATAGTCTGCCAGTTGTCTGTGCTAGATGCCATACCGTGAACTGCCTCGCCGGTTGCCTTGAATGTACCGGAATAGGTGTAGACATTGGCATCGCCACCCTCAGAGTTCGGAATGACGGAATAATCACGCTGAACTGCCTCTCCGGTAGCAGTATCCACCCAGACGAGCGTACGGACGGCAGTTTCGCCGACATATTCGTTATTTGTAATTTTGATAATATCCGCCAGAACTTCCTGATTGTTATGCTTGTCGAACGCATAGGCAATCTGCGGAGAATAGCCGACAACGTCGGTTCTTTCGTTGGCTTCGTCCACATATTTGCGCGTGTGTTCTTTCGGATTCTTGGTCTGTTCGAGCTGTGTGAACTTCTGCATTCTTCTGTAGGTCACGCCAGCCTGTCCGGTACTCGGAACACCGTAGAAACAGAGCGTCTTGTGTCTGGGCTGAATAAAACTTGTAGCAACTGCCATTAAAATCACTCCTCATAAAGTAAGCGTAACTGAATCTGATAACGCGCAGTTCCGGTATCCGCATCGAAGGCATAGCCTCCGGTCAGCACTTCCAGACTGACGGGATTCCGTCCGTCCAAATCCGGAAGAATTCCTGCATTGTCCCGTTCCAGAATCCAGTTTTCAAAATGTTCATAAAATGCGAGATTTTCGATTTGCCGGTTGACATCTTCGCCGTAGAATTCCCGGCTTGCGAAGATAAAAAGAAACTGTTTCATGCAGTCTCCGTCAACATATTTCTTAAAAATTCGTTCACACGGCACAGCCTCAACAGAATATTCAACGGGTTCACTGCCGAGGAAATCCACATATAAGCAGCCGTCTTTCAGTTCGGGGAACTCCATGACGAAATCACGGAGACATTCAATTACAGCTTTCATTTGAATTTCCTCCCTGCGCCGCTGAGAATCTGCTGTTTATGGTCAGCTTTCATGCGTGTGAGCCAGAATTTTCCCTGCAATCCGCCTTTGGCGCGTCCGCTGTAGTAGCGCGGACGGGCGTAATCAGCCGTATACTGCACCACGCCGGAGCCGATTTTTGTGCCGGACCATCCGGACTGCCGGAGATTTCCGGTCTGTTTCGGAACATAGGGTTCACAGCGGCGCAGAACCTCGCTGTCAACATATTCCTGTGCTTTCCGGAACTGCTGATTCCGCCGGAGCATTGCCGCCGGATTCAGGGAAACGCCCTTGAAATACATCATTCTGCTGTCACCTCGATATGTGCAGTTTTCGGGGAAGAATACCGGAAGTCCCTGACTTTCATAACGGTCATAGCAGACGGCGGCGGAACGGCATCCGGACAGATGCCGGAAACGATTCTTTCACCGGGTTTCGGAACGTAGTTCACGGAAACCGCCGGAATGAGAATCAATGCGCCGTTTTCTGGCGTTCTGGTGATGCCTGTGCCGGTGCTGATTTCCTGACCGCGCGTATCTTCCCAGTAGAGTGCGCCTTCTTCGTGCCGGATATAAGCCGGAGCGCGGTTGACCGTGGTCTTTTCCCAGACTGTACAGCCGTTCAGGTTTGTAAACATTACGATTCACCTGCCTGATAGAGTTCTACTGCGCCGAAGGTCTGCCGTTTCAGACCGAGCGTTTTCAGTTCGCTTTTCAGGAAATACAGGCTCTGTCCGGCATTCAGGTAAGTCGCTGTCAGACTGTACGAGCCGATGCTTTCTGTTCCCTGCACGACATTTCCGGAACCTGCCAGACTGTCAAGCGCACGGCAGACCGACTGCACAATCACGCTTTTCACGGCGAGTGCGTAATCTTCCCCGGAAACTTCGTCGGCAATCAGGGAATCAATTTCTTTGCCGTATTTCCGCGCCTCAAGCCGGAGATTTGCCGAAGCCTGCGGAAGCAGCACTTCCGCTGCATCCTGCTGCTGAGCGGTCAGTGATTTCAGAGCCATGATATCCTGAACTGTTGCGTAAACGGTCATCACGATGCGATTTCGGAAGCCCTGACGGTCACATATGCCGCAGCGACAACCTTGCCGGAACTGAGATTTACAATTTCCAGAACATCGCCTTCGGAAACGCTGATTTCGGTTGTTCCGGAAGTCAGGGAAGTGCCGCCATAAGCAGATGTTGTTTCATTGTAAGCCGCACGGACAGAAGGATTCAGCTTGTAGGCGTAAGTCGTTCCGGTATTTCCGGCGGAAATTGTTGCCACGGTTTTTCCGGCGGTGCTTCCGGCAGTGAGGGAGACCGTCAGGCTTCCGGGTGCATAAACGGCACGGATGGCGGCACTGCGGAGTACCTTGTGTCCGTAGACGCGGCGACCCTGAACGGCGCAGGCTCCGATATATTTTCCGGACTGTGCCAAATCCTGCACATGAACGTCGACAGCCCATTCAGAAGCCCTTGTGGCAAATTTCGGATGACCGGCAATCATAGCCAGATTTGCAGTCCTGTCGTTCCATTCTTTGACGAGGAATCCGGCGACTTTGCCGATGACACCGGTCTGGACAACGGCATCACCAAGGGAAGAAGCCTTGATAAATTCCGGACAGTTCAGCAGCAAAGCCATAGTGTCAGGCATTACCAGAAGATAGCGTCTGCCGTCGTCAGGAATATTCGCCTTGCTCATTGCTGTGCGGACATCAACAATAGTATTGTAAATATTCAGTGCAGAAAGCTGTGAAACATTTGTGACAGTCGAACCGGCGAGCAGTGTCGTCGCGCCGTCGGTGTCAATCTGACGTGCGAGAGAATAGCCGCCGGAATCCAGACGTTCGGCAATCAGCTTGTCCGGAACAGATTCCGCATCATAGCCGTCAATCAGTTCATTGACCGCCTTATCCTTGTCAATGTTCATTGTCGTGTAGCTGGTAGAGCCGCCGGTCAGGCTGATACCGTTCGCCTTGTCGTAATCGGAAACGACAACTTCATCATCACGGACGGGAATTTTGACTGCCCCGGCAGTGGGGTCGCCTTCATAGTCGTTGTTGAATACAAAACCATCTGCCAGAACGAGTTCCGCGCGGAGTTTTGCAAGCAGTAAATCGGAATATCTTGTCTGTGCTTCGTGAGCCATCATTCATTCTCCTTTCGTTTCGGTGCGAGTTTCGGATTTTTTTCATAGAACGATTTTTCCACGCCGGAAAGACCGTTTGTTTCTGCTGTAAAAGCCGGTGTCTGACGGACATTTGTCAGTCCGGCAAGCAGCTGTGCATCTTTCTGAATTTCCTCTTCTGTGTCGCCTTTCAGGCGGTCGGAAAATTCGGAAGGCAGACCGGCAAGAAGAGCCGCTTTTGTGCGGAACTGTTCCAGCATGGCAGCGTGATACTGTTCTGGAGAAATCCAGTCCGCAAATTCGGCAGCTTTTGCAGCAACAGCCGCATCAATCAGCGGCTGCACGGCGGCATCGAAATCCGCCTGTGTGGTGATTGGCGTAAAGTCCATTTTGACTGCTCCTTTCTGATGATAATGTTTTGTGACACCTGCACCCTGCTGTGCCGGAACGGCAACAAAGCTCAGTTCATAAGCATCTGTAATATTATCCAGAAGATGACAGCAGAGTGTGCCGTCATAGATTTTTCCGGCGATATGTTCGCAGGATTCCTTGCCGCAGACAGAACAGATTTTCTTTCCGGCAGAACAGCTGACACTGACTTCTTTTTTGATACCTGCATCAATTTCCAGAATGAAATCTGCATTTTCAGAAGTCCGTACCATATAGGCATAGCCTTTCAGATAGCGGAACGGTCTGCCATCCTGTGTCAGCTTTTCAGCATCGGTGACAACTTCTGTATCATAAATCCGAGCAGCCTGATTATCGGCGTTCGGGTTATGGTCTTTGATGATGGTCTTGCCAATGAACAGCTCTGCCATCTGTTCCAGAGATTCGTCTGTGAATCTTTCAAAATCCCGGTCAATATCGTTATGGCAGAGCGTGACCGGGAAAGTATAGAGTTCTTCTTCTGTGAATTCGCGCCTTGTCAGGGCGTTGATTTTCGCAAGTTCAGCTTGTTCCATGTGTTCACCTCATAATTCAGTAAGTAATGATTTGTTTTTTCTTTTCTTTGGTATTGGCGCAGACCCAGTGCGCAAGAGTAACGGCTTCCAGAAGCGAAACATCGGCATTTTCGAGAATCGAAGCGTAACCGAAGCCGCCGCCTGCACCGATAGCCCTGTGTTCGCAGTTGGTGACTGCCTGTACCAGTGAAGGCTGTGCCGCATGACAGATTTGTCCGGCAAAAAGATTCTGTTCAAAGAGCGCATTGACTTCAATCACATCGCTGACTTTCGGCAGAACGGTTTTGCACCGGATTTCTGCGTCTTTCATATGCTGTAAAAGAAGCGGCGCACCGGCAGCCCCGTCGATAACGACTTTTTCGGCATGAGGATTCCGCAGAAAAGCGATTATCCAGTCCAGACCGTCCCGGACAGGTCGGCAGTCAAGAGCTTCCACGAAAATTTTTTTGTCAGCAGTTCTCACCGCACAGGCAAGGGAAACATTCCCGGAAGTCTTTGCGAACTTCACGCCGAAGAAAATCCGGACAGGGTCTTTCAGTTCCGGCGGCGAATCCGTTTTGAACTGCATCCATTCCCGTTCTGAAACAGCAGATTTCTGTGAATATGTCAGCCACAATCCGAGACGCTGAATATTATCATCGGTCTGGTCGTCGCCGAGTTCGGAACGAATGGTTCTTTCGGTCAGAATCGTGCCGAGCGACGGGTTTGTTTCATACCACAGTTCCGGGTCGTGTGCATCGGAGAGACGCGGAACAGACCATTCCGCCCATCCGGCATTTTCATTTTTTCCGGTGAGGGTATCGCGGCGGTAAGTCAGGAAGACCGTTCCGGATGAAACGGCAGTCGGCGGTGTGCCGCACATAAGCGTCTGCGGATTTTTCGAGTCCGTCACGACATATTTCAGGGCGGATTCTTGGTCAGAAGTATATTCCTGAGCTTCGTCGATAATCAACAGGTCGAAACCTTCGCCGAGACCGCCTTTGCTGGAGCGTGTCCGGAAGTGAATCACGCCTTCCCCGTTCAGCCATTGAATTGTTTCCAGACCGTAACGCTTATAGGTCTTGAAATCCTCATCTTCGGTATATCCGGCTTTGCTGAGCCGTTCGATGACTTTTTCCCATGCGTTGTGGGAAGTCGTGGTTCTGTGCGCCGTATAGAGAATCCGTTCTCCGTGCGTGATTCCGTACATGGAACGGATAACTAAATCTTCGGATTTTCCGTTTCTTCTGGGAACAGACCAGCCGAATTTCATGTGAAGCCACAAGCCGTTCTCATCCAGAGCCATGATATCTTCCAGTATGAGAGCCTGCCAGTCAAGCGCGGTTCTGCCGGATTTGTTGTAGAGTGCGACCGCTTCCGCGCCCTTGGATTCCGTATACGGCAGTACAACTGAAACTGTCGGAGTCTGTCTGCCGAGCCGAGTTTCAGCCATGCAGTCAGCTCCTTTCAGATTCAAAGATTTTTCCAGTCGAACGTCTGCGGCAGATTCCGGTTGCCGACGGGGTCTTTCTGATGTGTCAGTTCTGTCCGGATAACCAGTTTATCAGATTTCTGCCGGTTGCAGCACATATGCGCAAGCTGTAAGTTCCCCAGTTCAGAGGGGTGACCGCCTTTCGATACCGGAATGATATGGTCGATACAGGGGCTTAGCGGGTGCGGAAATTTCAGGCTGAAATCAACGGGGTTTCCGCAGATGCCGCACAGCCGCTGTGTCGCGTAGATTTTTTTCTTGTTGCTGTCAAACTGCGCCCTCTGTGTGCCGTTATGGTCGGGGCGAAGGTTAGGCTTTGCCATATTTCAGCACCTCCGGGGTATAAAAATAAGGCTTATTCAGCCTTTCTTTCGGTATTTCTTGTTTCTGCCGTAATGCTTCCGGCTGAGAATCTGCCGTACATACAGCAGAAAGTTTGTTTCATTGATAACGACGGGGTTAAAATTTATATACTGTTCCATTTGCTTCACCTGCCTTAATCATCGTTTCCGTGAAATCCGCCGATTGGCGTATCATCTTCAGGAATACGGAAAAGCTTTTCTGTTTCCTCTTCTTCCGGATAGTTTTCAATCCGGGCAGTGATGTATTCCATGATTCTGGATTCCAGACTGTTTTTCAGATGTTCGGCATACTCGCGAACAGCAGAAGTTTTCATCTGGTCGAAAATATCCCTGTCTTTTTCCTCTGCTGTGAACATATTGAATTCTGCTTCATAAACGGCATTTTCAAACTCTGTTTTCCAAAATTGTATTTCTGCCTTGTCGTTTGCATTCAAATTCTCTTCATTGTAGATTTCAGGGTCAAAATAAGTCATGCTTTCACCTCTTTTCGGGCATGAGAAAACCGCCCTGTTCAGGCGGTTTCACTTATATCTTCATCGTCAATTGTTATATCCTGTGTAACATCATCAATTCTGATATTATAGTTTTTGAGTCTTGACTCGATAATGTCTTTAATTTCAAAATATGCCAGTGACCTGCCAGATTTGAATAAATCTTTCGGCTCTTCTTTTCTTTCTTTCTCTGCTTCTTCATATCGTTCTATCATGGTAGAAAACACATCACAGATGAAGCCTTCCAGAATATCTTCTTTTGTCATGTTTCAGCACCTCTCTTTTTAAGTTCTTCTGTAGCTGCCTGAATATCATTCTCAAAATTTTGGATTTCTTTTCGCCAATGTTTTTTTAGTCCTTCCTGTTGCCTTGAATCGTAAGTATCCCAGTCAGGACAGTGAGGGTATGGATTTCGGATGTATTCCTCATGTTCTTTTAATCTTTGAGTCCATGTGGAAATAGATTTTTTCAGCAGAGAAAAACGCAAAAAATTTATGCTTTTGCGTTTCATGTATGAGAAAACCGTCATTTTCAGACGGTTTCTTTTAATATTTTCTCAATATCAATAGGTTCACACCAGCGGATATAAAACCCGCAAGATTTTTGATTGCAGTCAAATCTATGAGCTTTTCCAACAGATTCATTGAATGGAATCAAAATCCCTTTTTGACATTTAGGACAGTCTACACTTTCTCCTTTTTGCAATCTATCTGCCAGATTTTGAACGTCGTCCACGGATGATTCCTCCTCTTCTCCAGTTGAATTCAGGATATGCTTCCTTTACTGCCTTAATTATAACTCTTCTTTCGGATTCTGTCAAGTCATTTCTGCCTCTTCTGTGTTTAATTTCTTGTGCAATACAAACACATTCTGACCATTGACTTTGACCTATTCCATATCTGCGATGAGTACATTCATGAATTACTGTACAAGCTGCTGTTTTTATATCTTTACAGTTTGAAAGATAAATAAAAATTTCCCCGCCAATCTCTTCACCACGTACTCCGCCACTTCTAGAGTCATAAGTCAGCTTGGGTCTTACTTCTTGCTCTTCTAAATAGTTTAAAACCTCTTTTCCAATATCAGATGTTTCTAAATCATTCAAAATATTTTGAGCAGAAATTCGTGCTGTTTCAGGAATATCATAAGCATTGAAAATTTCTAATGCTCTACTTTGATTCACAATCTTATTCGTTTTTCCGGGAATTGTCAAGCCCCTGAACCGGCTTAAACTCTGTTGTTCGAGGGCTTGCGCCTGTTCCTGTGTGAGAACAGTGGGCTTGTACTGAACTGCCTGCGCCCTTCGCCGCTGTATCTCCGAAGTGACCGCCCAGGCTTTTCCGTTTCCGGAAAGCTGCTGACGGACTCTCTGATTTTCATAGCTGATTTTACAGGTACATTTATCATGCCGCCGCCAGAAGTCGGCAGGTTCAGAGCCGACAGAATACCGCCCGGCAACTTCGGCGCACCATGCACAGCATTTGGATGCACCGATTCTGCTGACATGGCATTTCAGACCGGCTTTCTGCCGGAAGTTCGCATTTTCCTGAATATAATCGTCATGGAACGTATTCGCGATGTTAGCGATTGCATTTTCGGCGCGTCTCCGGATAACTTCTTCTGAAACAGTAGCATCTTCCAGAGAGTGAGCCGCCTGACGGGCGCGTTCCTCCGGAAATTTTGGATTGATGGGATTGATGTGAATGTTCTGCTTCTGGTCGAGGGCTTTCTGCACCATGGACATGATTTCAAAAGCACGCATATGACCGCTTTTCAGCATCAGATAACTGACTTCTTCATTCAGACCGGAACCCGGAGAAACGGCATTCTGACTCAGAACAGAGCCGATTAAGGCAGAGAATTTCTGCCAGTAGGCGGCGGAATCAGCGAAATCAGCCTGTCCGGACTGGATTTTTTCCAGAAGAGAAGCAAGCTGTTTATCTGATTCGGCAGCTCTGTCGAGTTTGGCGAGAAGTTCCTGATAGAATTCCTGTTCGGTCATTCCGCATCACTCCTCAGCCCGGTCAGAGCGCGGATATTTCTTGCACCCATGAAGCCCTCCGATGCCTGATTGATTTTCAGGACGGCATCGCCCATCACGCCGAGCATGGAAGCATCAGGTTCAAAAATCGGCATCCAGCTGCACTGCGTATCTGCAAATGCGCTGCGTTCATAGCTGTACTGGTCACGGATACAGGCGGCTAAATATCCGGCATTCAGAAAGCCTGTGCCGAACGTTCTCTGTGCTTTTCGTGCAGTCAGTCTCAGATTTTCATGACTGGCGCGGATAGCATCCACAGAGGTCGGATTTTCTGTCGTGAATCCTAAATCATCAAGGGTCAGACTGGTTTCCGCCGCAAAAAGTGAAGCAAGCATTTTCATCTGACTCAGAAACGGCTCGATATTTCCGCTCTGGAACTGTCCGAGAGACGGCGTTTTTCCGTTTTCATCTGCCGAGAAGCGCAGAAAACTGGAAAGTGTCGCCGCACGGTTATTGAATTCGGCATCTTCGGAAAGTCCGACAATATATTTCTGCGGAACGCTGTAGAATTCGGCAGCGACTTCTGTCCGGAGCATGGTGCGGAGCGCATTCTGCACGATGCCCATACAAGCGCGTGAGATTCTGGAATGACCGAAGGGACGTTTGGCATCCGGTCGGTAGATGACCGGTACAAGCAGCGGATACGGAGCCTTATGAGCCACCGAATCAGAAAGTTTTCCGTAAGTATAATAATCCGTCCGGAACGGCAGAAAATGCGCTTCCTGTTCGATAACGCCGTCATCATCATATTTCAGAATGGCATAGCCTTCTGTGAGCAGATTTGTGACAGTGTCAATCGTACCGGTTGCATTTTCGCCGTCGATGACCTGAATTGCCGGATAGCCGTGCTGATTCCATCCGATATACAGGAAGCAGCAGGAAGAAATCAGAGCGGACAGAACAGCAGAATCATTGAGGATATCGGAATTATTGAGCCGGAAAATTTCAGAAATCTGCATGGTATCGTTATCGAAGCCATCGGGAACGATACGGTCAGCGAGGGAATCGACAGCTTTGGCACACCATCCGAGGGAATAGGAGAGTGACTGGAATTCAGGCGGAATGAGGGCAGAAATTTTCTGCATTTTATTTTTCATTTCGTAATACTGATAGCGCAGGTGAACGCGACTTTTTTTAGCATCCAGCTTGCTGCGCATTTTATCAAGCGGCAAACGAATCATCTCCAGACGGCAGGAATTTTTCAGCGCAGAATTTTGAGCAGTGATTTGTGGAAGTGCGGGGACTTCCGGAACGGGGGTGCTCTCCCCCCATATGTACAGAAACACAAAAGCACCGGACTCTTATCCGATGCTTTTCATGAAGAATTGGAAAGTAATACTTTTTCGCACTGCTGCTAGTTTAAGTATATCATAATTTACAGGGATTATCAAGGATTAAGAGGGATTGATTTTCACACTGTCAATAGAATTTTTTCTGACATAATTCTGAATATGCGCAAGAGAATACTTCGTTTCCTGTGCAATCTGCGTTTCCGTTTTATAGCCGAGAAAGCGCATTCTCAGATAAGTCTGATACAGCGGACGGTGAACCTGTGCAATCGCTTCACGGATTTCGGATTCAATGGCAGTCAGTTCCTGTTCTGCATCCTGAATTTCGTCATCAATTTCGGAGATGGCAGTAAATTTCTGTTCCGTGCCGTTTCCGGAATGCTGACCGGAAATGCTGTCGTAGGAGATTCCGGCATATTCGGCTCTGGAAATGCGTTCCTGCCGTTCGGCATAAAGTCCGATGAGCTTTGTTCTCAGATTCCGCCCTCTGGACAGCCAGATGAGCTTCTGTTCCCGTTCTGTCAAATTCACCACTCCTTTTTCTGGATAATCAATTCATAGCCGAGCGTATCGAGCACTTTGCAGATGCTTTCAAGGCTCGCGGCGTGTTCGATGTGCATGTTATGCACGGCGGTTTTATCGACCTTGCTGAGCGTAGCCAGTTCCCGGAGAGAACGGATTTTTCTCTGATTTGTCCATTCATCGACAAGCTGTGCAATCTGCTGTCGGAGCATGTAGGCGTTCATGATTCTGATGCTCCTTCCGGCGGTTCAGGGAGCGGCATCCAGTAAGACGGCGTTACCATCAGCGGATAACCATCAGTATCACACCAGTACCCTTCATTGATGAATGCCATCGTGATTCTGTTGAATTCTTTTTTTGAACGGTTTAAGGCATCCAGAAGTGTTTCGCTTTCCTGAATGGTTATCATATCACTGCCATAAATCGCAACGATTACCATTGTGTCCGTGTCCGGCAGTCTGTCCTTGACGGAAATCCAGTCAGGCGAGCGTCTGTTCCATGCTTCGGCGGCTTCTTCTCTGGTAAAGAAATATTTGTTATCAGCATTGTAAATAATGCAGTCAGAATTCGGACAAATTGCCTCGTATGCTTTCACTGACATTCCGGCATATTTTCCGCTTCTGGGATAGCGCATGTCCTGTTTGAGTTCTGCCTTTCCGCCGCAGAACGGGCAGGGTTTCAGTTCGATTTCAGTTTTCATGATTTCGGTTCTCCTTTCTGATTTAATTTTTCTGTTTCAGTTCTGGTGAATACAGTATCGCCTGTCAGTGCGCCGATGCACTCGACAGCGAGTTTCAGCTTTTCTGTGATATCAGAAGATTTTGAAATCTGACTTCTGAGCAGTTCTGATTTCCGGATAGCTTCGTTCCAGTCTTTGACGAACTGATGATATTTATCATAGCTTTGCTTTTCGTCCTGATACTGCCGGAACAGCTTAATTTTCTGTTTTTCGGCATCGGGTTTGGATAAGCCCTCGAACTTGAACGCATAATAGATTTGCCGGAGTTCGCTGAAATACTTGTATTCCACAGGAGGAAAGTCACTGATTTCGATTGTTCCGGAATAGGCTTGCTTTTCCAGAGATTTCCAGACGGCAGAATTTGAGAAATCTGTTTTCATAAATGCTCCTTTCTGAAAAGTGGTGACGGGGTGACGAGACTGCTATATACCCTCTCTATAAAATACGATTTTTCATTTTTCCATGCGTAGGATAGTATAAGTCCGTCACCCCGTCACCGTTATCATAATATTATTTTAATTTATCCAACTGTAAGAGGCTGATAGTCATCATTCAAAGAAATACCGGAATAATACCAGCCTGTCTTTTTATGCGTTCTCTGGAATTTCTTCGCCATTTCAACGCCGAATTTACTATTCGGGAAACAGTATTCTCCGTTATTTTCCGCCCATTTCGCATAGACGGCATACAGCACAGAAGCCTTGACTTCACCCTGCATGATACAGCAGGATTCCAGAAAACTGGAAATCGTGTCCATTTCTTTGCGGTATTCCCTGACGGCATTGAGAACTTTTTTCGGCATCTGCAAGCCCTCTTTCTGCCAGAGCAGACAGCCGTCAACCGCCCATTTCAGGATAGATTCGGATTCTTTGGCAAGCTTGTATTTCAGATTTCTGTCGACTCGATTCGCCGGAATATCAAGCTGAAACGGTATCAGAT